CCCTCCGCCAACTCCGGCTGCATTCTTCTTCCGATTATCGTTGTATTGAGCGTCGCCAGTCGCCTTTCCCGCCGCCACATATTGCGATTTAAGTATCGTAATGGCTTGGGCAAGGTTTTTGGCATTGAAGTCTGCGGCTATTTTGACCACTTCTTCTTTGTGATCCCGAAAGAACGGGTCAGTCTTTTCGTAAAAGCGAATTTCGCTCTCGACTTCCGTCTTTTCTTTTTCCTCCGCCGTTTTTGCCTCCTCGTCGCGCTTGGCGATGATTCGGTCGACTTTCTCTCGCTCTGATAAACCTTCAAACTCCTCGTCCTCGTCCGGTTGCCTGACTTTGGATAACTGATCTTCAAGTTCTCTATTCTTCAAAGTCAATTCGTCAAGTGCTTTCCGATCTTCTCGCCATCCCTCTATAAGCTCCGTGAATTGTTGAGTAGGCTGGGCAGGAGGTGTGGGCGTTTCGCCCTCCTTTGACTGCTCTCCCGGGGCCGCTGGCGTTTCGCCGGCTTTCCCTGCTTCGTCATTCGCTGGTGCTTGCTCGCCAGGGTTAGGATTGGCGGGCGCTTCTTGTTTGTCTGCCTCTGCAACTTCAGGCGGGTCTGAAACCGGCGCACTGAAATTAGGCATTGCTGGTTCACTCATTTGATTGATGTTTAATGTTTATATCGAAATTACTATTTCGCGTGCTTGGAGTATTTATTCTGCTTCTTTTTCTTTCCGCGTTTCGTTTCGAACATACTCGGTTGCGTTGCTCCCGATTCTTTTTCTATCGCTTTCTTGTATTTATTATTTTTCATTGGATTAAATAAATTGTTATTGTGTGGGTTGCGTGCCTTGCTGTTCCGTGGCTATCTCTTGGCTGGCTGTTTTCACTTTGCCCTCGGCCGACAGTTTCACGAGCGTTGCTTTGTCAACTCTTGCGTGCGCTTCGAGCAAATCCATATCTTCTTGTTCCATTTTCTTCTTCGGATCTTTTAAGAATTGGAAATGCAAGGAAATATGATCTTTGTCCACCAATTCGGGAGGAGTAGGCGGTATGTTTTGTCCCTCTCCGGATTGGAATGCTATGTTTTCTTGGTTGGCGCGCTCAATCGGGTTATCTGTTCCGCCGCCCGGGCTTGTTGTTTGATTTTGCATATCTGCCATTATCTGATCGGGATCTTCATCGCTTATCTTTCCGAATTGCATAAAGTTAATAAGGCGGTCGGCTCTCTCTGTCGGGTTGGAGTATTCCAAATCTTTATAGAACGAATACGGATCGCTAGCTTGCGCGCCCCAAATAGCCAGCGCCTGCTCTTGTTTCACTTGTTTTGAGCTCGGTGCGGTTGAAAGAGGTCGTAGGATCGGCTCTATGCCCTCCTCAATGTCGTGCCTGGTCAGTTCTATCATCTCAATACCCTCTTTTGCCCCTAGTTTCTTGACATAGTGCGTTTCTGTATAAAACATCTTCATCAGTTGAATCCAACCCTCCCAAACTTCTTTGATCGCTCTCTCGGCTGATCTCACTTGATAACGGACAGGCGTCTGATCAGCTTGGAAATTCATTTTGTCCTGGCCCAGCGTGTTGGCGTTCGCCGCTCCTCGGGAAACATCGTGCAATCCAAACACATCGTCCATATATCTTTCGTCGTGGAACATATCTTCCATAATGCTTTTAGGAACTTCTCCGCCCTTTTCAATATAGACAGGTTTCGGGATGGTGGAAAAATCGGCTGATAGCACTTGGTTCGGCTCGTCTGTGATCGCGTCAATTTCTTCTTCGCTGAAAGAGTTGCTGTCAACAATGATTTTCTGGTTGCAACCTCGCAAATTATCTTCAATCTGCCTCTTCTTGTTTATGTATGATATTAAAACCTCTTTGATCTGCGCAATTAGGTTGGTTGAGTATTTATCGCCCAGAAGTTTTATGCCTGGTATCTGCACAAATGGTTTTCTCGGCTCGGATAGAAAGTTTATGATCGGATTGAAAGCCTCGAGGTCTTGCGGATCTACCAGTTCTTTCGGATCAATGCCGGTCTGCTCGGCTGTCGTGGCGACTTCCGGCCGGGCTTGCTTTATCCAATCACCGAATTGCAAGGTCGGATCTCTGTATTCAAAGTATGGGTTTTTCTTTTTTTCCAAAATAAGCCATTTGCCGTCCTTGCCCATTACTTGCACGACATTCAGATCGTTCTCCCAATAACTGTAAAGGCGCGCCACAGTGCCTCTGCCTCCCGACTTGGTGTTTGCCCCGACTTCGCCCTCTTTCGGCTTCACAGCCTCAAATTTGATGCCCTCGTATAGCTCCTCGTAGTTAGCTTTGTACCACTTCCGATTCTTCATCGGATGATAGATAAAATACTCTGCGTCCTGAATGCCGGTGGCTTCCGGTGAAATCGTGCACTCGTCAATTTTCAATCCCAAAACATCAAAGTCGTTCTTGTCATAGTTCCAAAACCAATGCAGATAGCTGTCGCGCCTGATCCAAGTTTCAAACAAACATTCGGCCATCACATCATTGAAGTTCGTCCGCATCATTCCGTATTCGATATTATCCGAAACATATCCGGCTTTCTTTATGCTCTTGGGCTGGTCTTTGGCCGGTGCGACTTCACAGATAGGCGGATTATCAGTAGCCAGGCCGACCATATTGCGAATCGTGAGGAACACTCGATTGAGCACGGCCTTTGATTTGTACTTGGCAAGGTCGATGCCGGCAACCTTGTCGATCTCGCCTTTGAAGATCTGCATATTTTCATCGCCCTCTCTCACAATCTTATCGTGCAAGGTCTTTGCCTCGCTCAATCGCAGAACAACCTTGCTAGCCAGCAGTTCATCGGAATCTTTCTCAATGTCGAGATCCGCTTGGGTGTCCTCGTTATTCGTTGGATTTACTTCGTAGGTATCAATCATACTTTCAATAAAATATCCTTAAATTGCTTTTGCGCGTTGGCTAGATATAATCCGTGAGGGTCTGTCTTGTCCTCGGGCTTGAATCTTTGCTTGACTGTGCCTCGCAGTTCCGGACGGCTCATCAACGCATATCTTGTTTCGTCCATTGCGTGATCGTCGAGTTTCAAAGGATCTTCCGATTTGTTTTGTTCCAATCCTTCTTTGTTTTCTTTATAGCGATAGCGGTCAAACTCCCAAATGGTTTTCTCGCAGGTATCAAAAATGAATAATCTCGGGCTTCCCTTTCTCTTTGTGACTGGGTGAATGCGCTCCGGATCGACTTTGAGATACTCTCTGACTCTGTTGATTCCGGCTTTGACATCGTTTCTGCCCAATACAGTCTTGATTCCCGCTATTTGATATTCTTTTTGGATCTTGTGTCCGCTTGCCCCGCGCCGATTATTCACGGACGGATCAATTACGGAATACTCAATCTTTTCTGTTCCGGTGAACTCTTTGACCTTTGCGGCGTGCGTGCTTACCATTTCCCCCGCCTTGTAGTATTCCCTATATTTATACACATTGTCGTCGTTATCGACTGCATACCAGCCCCAGGAATTAGGGTTGGTTTCTCCATAGTCCATTGCTCTGAATTTCAGCCACTCTTTCGGAATCTCAAACGGCTCGATGACGTGTATATTTGGGTTGAACTCTTTGAATATGAGTCCGCTGTGATATAAAAATGAACAATAATATTCTTGATTTATCTCATCTTCGGAAATTGAGGGATCGTCTTTGATGCTTTGCATTTCTTCCTCACTGATCGCTCCGGTTTCATCGACTGTCAGAACCTCGCCATACCAATCATATAATCCGGTCTTGACTTGCTGTAGGAGCGTGTAGAGCTTCGTTTTGCCTTTTGGTGTCCCCAAAAACCACGCCCAGCCCCCTGTTTCTGCCAATGTTGGTCTTATAATCTCTCCCCAGAGGCTTCCTGGCATTTTATCGTATTCGTCTAGGATAGCGCCATTAAGCCCAATTCCTCTCAAACTATCCGGATCATCCGCTCCTAGTAATTCAATCTGACTGTTGATTATGTAATTTGTGTCCTTTATTTTTATAATGTGGATCGTCAACTCGACTTCGTTTATCTTATATTCAATCCAATCCGGTAAGGTCTTTTTTAATATCTTCCATACAATTCGCTTTGCTTGTTTATAGGTCGGCGCGAGATAGGCATATCTTCCCTCTCGCTTTTGGATAGCTTCTGAAACGAGCTTATGGCTGGCTGTTAGGGTCTTTCCCGATCGTCTGTGCCAAATCAGTACCAGAAAGCGCGCTGTTATATCCTTTATTCTTTGTTGATATGGTCGCCTCTCAAATGTCTGAACTTCGCCGTCCTTTCCTATCTTTGTCAAAAAGGGCAATTCATATTTCAATTTGAGAACTGTCATTTGATTGTTATTTCCATTTCAATCTTCTCGGGAGGTAATCCGCCTGCTTTTAATCTATCTTCAGCTCCCCAAGCTTGTTCTCTTAATGCTTTACGGCTCATAGACAATGTGCCATAGCTTGCTTGCTTTCTTTTTTTCTCCATCTCTGCAAGAACTTTTGTTTCTTCTGCTTCG